GTACTTCGTCGCCCACACCGCGGAGATGGCCGCGCCGTCGTCGCTGTAGCGGCTCATGTCCTCGATGTCCGTGTTGAGCTTGCATATCCGCCCGTCCGCCGTGCCGAAGTACAGCGATTCCTCCGCGCCCGCTCGCCGGTTGAGCCAGCAGGAGGCCGGGATGTTCTCGAAATAGTATCCCTCATACACATAGTCGCCGAGCGCCGCGCTTCGGTAGGTCTTGTTCTGCCGCCCGTCCAGCGCGTAGACGTGGCCGTTCGGGAGAGCGAGCATATACATGCCGTTCCATATCACCGCCTCGGCCTTTTCCCGCTCCGGTTCGTCATTGAGCCTGTTGTTCACATAGAAGCTGCGGCCCTGCGTGATCTTTTCGCTCGTGTAGCTGTTCGTCGCCACAGCCATTACCCCGTTGCGGGAGAGGAACAGCGGATCGTCCAGCAGGGAAGCGAAGCTCCCCGGCGCAATGGAGCCGACGCCCGCCACGGCCTGCTGCTGCGGCTGCGCGATCTCGCTGTCCTGCAGCTCTGCGGTGCGCAGATAGATCGTGCTGTCCTGCCCGTTATCCTCCTTCACGATGCCGAGCGACCTTCCAAGACGGCAGTACCCGAGGATCGCCGTGGCCTCGCTCCCAACCTCGTTGTAGAGCAGATCGGGGAAGTACGTCGGATCGTTCATCCCGCTCGTCCAGTCCACGTTCGGGAGCTCCTCGTTCCCGCTCAGCACCGCGCGGTCGTTCGTGCCGATGCCGTAGGTCGTGATGATCGTACACTTGTCGATGCGGTCGGTGTATCCCGCCACCGTGTGCGGGAACTCCACCACCAGCCCGTCCTCCGAGCCGGCCGTCGGCTTTGCCGGAGCCGTGTTCATCTTGATGATGCCCTTCTCGCGGTCGAGCGTGAACGCCGTCGTCTCCTCGCCGAACACCCATGCGCGCACCGTGCCTGTCGCGTCGATGTCTCCGTCAAGCTGAAAGTCCGTCGCCGTGCCGTCGGTCTGAAAAGCGTTCTTCCGGTACGGCGTCAGCATATTTACGTTTTCATAGCTCTGCCCGCCGCCCGTTGGGCTGCGCGTAATAACGGTCGTCGGAATGTAGGCGTTCTGTGAGGCTCTGTGCGCCGCTGTGCCGTCGTATACGTAGAAACCGGCCCCTGTTACTATCCAGAGCTTCCCGGCCAGATACGCGGCGCGTGAGCGCCTCTCCGGCAGCCCTGTGAGTATCTCCGTCGGCGCCGTCTCGTCGTCCCATGCATAGAGCGCCGTCCCGATGTGCGCGAGCTTCTTCTCCGCGCCGTCGAACCTTCCGGCAAACAGGCCGTAAACCGGCTTGTCCTTCTGCCAGAGCCTCCGCCAGCCGAGCCGCTTCTGCGGCATCCCGCCGCCGTCCGCCACGATGTTCGTGCAAAGCGGGCTGCGGGAATAATCCACGAGAGAGGGGTCTGTGGAAAAGTCCGCGCCGCGGAACGTCTTGTAAACGCTCTGCCGGATGCTTACCCCTGTTTTCTTCGCCATGGCTTACCCCCGGAAAAGGCTCTGCGCGATGCGCCGGTTCTCGCCCGGCTGCGTCGTTCTGAGAAGCGACACCTGATAGTTGTACATCTGCAGCATCGCCCCGTAGTCCATCACGAGATCGGGAAGGAGCTGCTGCGCCGCCACATAGTACGGCATGCACTCGCACGCGTCCGGCGCGATCTCAAATGCGTAGCTGTCCGGCGCATCCGTCGGGATAGTCTGCGGCATGGCGAAATATTCGACCGTCACCTCCGCGCACCCCTCCGGAATGACGAGCTTCCCGCCCATCCACCGGAAGCGCCGTGTCGCATTCTTCCCGTCCGCCCATATCCGGTACAGCGAGTAGAAATTCTCCGGCATGGCGTAGACGGTTTTTCCCAACGTTGGGACTATGACCTCCTCCCGGAGGATCTTCCTGATCTGCGCGAGCGTCTTCTGCGCCATGTCGAAAAACGCCGTCATCTTCTTCTCGATGTCCTCGTCGTGCTCGATCTCTCCGCCCGCGCTGTGCTCGTCGAGGAGCATGTATACCTTGTTTTTCGCTTCTCCGAGCGTCATATCGTTTCCTCCTTACCGCTCAAAGGCTCCCTTGTGCAAAGGGAGCTGTCAGCCGCAAGGCTGACTGAGGGATTGTCGTCTTTTTTTACCGAAAACAGGGCGAGTCACCCCGCCCTGTTTCCCTCACATAATCAGTTATCCGGCGGAGCTTCCTCAACCTCCGCCTTTTTCTCGGTGGTCTGCTTCAGGCGGTCCAGCAGCTTCATGAGGAAGTCCGGCATAGGCACGCCGATCTTCCCGCTGTTCTCCAGAATGGAGATGAGTTCGTTAATGATAAGCCACACGATCACCAGCAGACCTACAACGAAATTCACATCGAGCTGTACGCCGAGCTTGCCGCCGAGCATCGTGATGAGGTAGTCAACCCCCATACCCACGGCGACGATCATCAGGTAGAAGACCTTTTTGATCACGCCCTGAATGCCCTTGCGGCTCGAAAGCTCCTTGTTCATCCACGCCGCCGTCATCCCCGTGACGTAATCGCAGATCATCACCGCGATGAGCACCGCCACCGGAACAACGAGCTGCTTGAAGTACGCCATCAGCGCCGCGGCTGCCGCGGTCACAATGGCCTTCCAGAAGTTGTCCATACCGTTTCTCCTTTCAGTCGAGCAGCAAAAAGCGCACGTCCGTGGATGCCGCCGAGGCTACGACCGCCAGCTCTCCGGCGGCGAACGGCACCTGCAGCACCGTGTTGGCCGGAATGGGGAAGCCCGCCGCGGCTGTCAGCGCCTTGTTCGGGTCATACGGCGCGATGTAAGCTACATTCGCGCTGTTGTTGGAAACAACGACGGTCTGACAGTGGCAGTCCACCTTCGTCTCCTTCGTGCCCGCCGAAACGGCGAGCACGCGGTCAATCTTCATCATATTCGTTTCCTTTCTCCCTCACACGCTCCCGCGCCCCCCTTGCCTCCCCTAACAGGGGAGGTGTCAGCCGGAGGCTGACGGAGGGGTTCGCAAAGCCCGTCGAGGGTTTGTTTGAAGCGTCAGCCCGGATCGCCGAAGATGATCTGCCGCGCATCGCCCCAGCCCACGCCGAAGTCGGCATACGCGGTGTAAAGATCGATCAGCGGGTTGTCCTGCGGGGACTGCAGCACCGTCGGGCGCGTGTTGTAGACGATGTTCACGAGCTCCTTCATCAGCCGGCGGTCGCACACGGCCCACTGCTTGCTCGTGAAGCCGTCCGCGCCGCCGCCCATGACGATGTAGCGCATGCCGTACACGGGGTTCGCGGCGTTCGTGTTGTCGTCGGGGTTCTGCATCGGCATCAGACGGGAGTTCTCGCCGAACATCTTCTTCGCCTTCTCCTCCAGCTCCGGCGCGATGAGAACGGTGTCGAAGTCGCACAGGAACGGCAGGCCGTCCGGCGTCACGAAGCGGTTGGCGCGCGCCTGCGCCGCGGTGATAGCGGAAACGGAGAAGGCGTCCGTGGAGATGTTGGAGTACGTGCCGGCGTCCGTGTCCGCCTCGAAGCGGCGGCCCTTCGAGCCGCGGGAGGCGACAGGGTGCGCGGCGTTGGCCCAGCTCACGCCGTCGCCGCCGTTGTGGCGGCCGTCGGTGTTCCAGGCGTTGGCGAACATGCGCATCACGTGCAGATACACCGTCATTGCCATGGTGTCGCCGAGCTTCGTGCCGACCTTCTTCGTCTCGCCCGCCTTGTCGATCTTCGCTTCCTTGTAGCCGACGGGGATGGAGAGCGAAAACTCCTCCGGCGTGATGATGGTCTTGAAGCCGCGGCGCAGCGATCCGGTGTTCAGGTTGTTGCCGTCATAAAGCGGCGCCTCGCCGTAGCCGCCGGAGCCGGTCAGCTCGTAGTCGATGCTCTTGGCGTTCACCTCGCCCACGACGGGCAAGAGCTTATTGAGGCGGTCGGCATACGCAAAGTCGAACGCCTTGCCGACAAACTTGTAGTTGTCGGTTGCCCAGTTTCCAAAATTAGCAGGCATTTCCTTTTCCTCCTTCTCAGGTCAGCGCATGGCCGATCGCCATGAGCTTAATGGTGCTGCGCTCGTAGTCGTGGCCGATGCAGCGCAGCTTCGTCGCGCCCACGGTCTTGAGCGTGATGCCGAGGCGCTTGTCGCCGAGACTCGCAACGCCGCCGATGGCAGCGCCGATCACGGGATAGACCTCGTACACGTCGCCCGCGCTCGGCGCGCCGCCGCTCGCCTTGGTCATCACCGTTCCGGTCTTGGCATAATCGGTAACGACGATCTGCGTGCCGAGCGCGTCGGTGTTCGTGCTGGACGCAGCCTTGCTCTTCAGCACGAGAATCGCGTTGTTGAAGCTGTCGTCCGCGGCGCTCGCGTCCACCTCGCCGGAATCCGGCACAATGGTCGTGGCACTGCCGGAGGCGGCCTTGATCGTCGGCGCGGCGCACTCAAAGATGAGCGTCGGGTTGTCGCAGACTTTGATCTCCTTGCCGTTCGCGCGCAGATTCAGCGCGTCCTCCGTGCCGGAATGAAATTCCGCGGCAATGCCGAGGATCGCTCCGGTCTCCGCAGCGGCGGCCAGAACGACCTTGCCGCCGGAGAGCTTCACAACGGCGCCCGCGTCGATCACGGTCGCCGCGTCGATGGGATAGTTGCGGGCGGTCTGCAGCACGCTGCCGCCGTCCACATTCTGTACAGGATGCATGATTCTTCTCCTTTCAGCGTTCCAAAAATTCCTTGGCGGTCATTTTCAGATTGGGGTATTCTCGGTTCCACTCGTCGAGCTCCCTCTGCTGGGCGGCCGTCAGCCCGGCAGATACGCCGCCTCCGCCCGCTCCCGTGGAGCGTTCGGCTTTCTTTGCGGCCTTCTCCACCGCCTTCGCGGCGGCTTCCTCTCCCACAAGCTCCTGCCAGTCGGCATAGAGCTCGCTCAGCGGCTCCTTCCCGTACCGGCTGCCGCAGAACCTGCGGAACTTCGCGTTTCCGTCGAGCTTGGAAATATCCACGTCCGGGTGCTCCCGGACGAATGCCGCGGCGTCCTGGGCGATCCAGTCCTTCTGCCGCTCTGCCTCGGCGTCTGCTTTCTCCCGCTCGGCCCGCTCGCGCTTCTGTTTGCGGACGACCTCTTTTGCGTCCTCTTCCTCCTCCAGATCCTGCACGGTGCGCCCGCTCTCCGCCGCGGCCTTCTTGAGCCGCGCCGCGCGCGCCTTGTCGGCGTAGCTCTCCAGCACGTCCAGCGAGTCGATCGCCCCGCCGCCGTCCGGATCGCTTAAGCCAAGCTTGGCAAGCGCGCTCTGGTAGCGCTCCTCGGCCCGTCGAAATCCGGCGGATTCTCCGGCCTTGCGCGCCGCCTGGTATCTGGCGTTCTCTTCCCGGCTCTGTCTGGCAGGTTCGGCGGCCTCCTGCTTCTTTTCGCCTGCGGTCTCTTCCGCTTCAGCGCCGGTCTCTGCGGTTACGACGCCGCCCTCCGAGCCCTCCTCCGGAGTTTCGACTTCCATGTTCTCTTCCATGTGGGTTCCTTTCTACCGCTGTACTGCCGCGGCCGCGATGTATTTTTCCTGCTGATTAAAGGCTAACCCGAAATATCTGTCCGTGCTCGGCGACTTTTTTGTGAACTTTTCACGAATCGTCAAACCCGTTGAAGCAGCAGGAGGTTCCGGCCGCAGAAAATAAAAAACCGGAGCAGTTTCCCGCTCCGGTCGAAAAATTTCTGTGAAATATTACTCGCTGTATAATAGCTGATCGCAGCGCGTTCTCTCCCGCCTCGGTAAGGCTCCCTTGTGCAAAGGGAGCTGTCGGCGGAGCCGACTGAGGGATTGTCATCACCACGCCTTCCTCGCCCTCTTCTGCCGCTTCATCTGGTCGATGAGCTTCTCCCGCGGCTTTTCCGGCTCCGTGAGCACCGTCATCCGCTGCTGATGCCGAACTGCGTAGGTGATCGCCGCGCCCATCACAAGGTCGTCGTGCTTCCCGGCGAGCGCCTCCGGCCGGTGATCCTCGTTGTAGCAGAACGTCAGCATTTCTTCGAGCAGCTCCCGGTCGGTAAACCACTCCGGATGCGAGGAGAACACCTCCACCAGATTCGCAATGGCCCGCGGACGGCTCTGCCGGTCGGTGCGGAAGCCGTAGCTCTTCCTCATCTGCCGTGTGTAGGTGTCCTCCCGCTCGCGGCTGTACTGGTTCGGGTACTCCATCTCCTGCAGCTTCATCACCGGGTAGGTGGAGAAGTTCGTCTCTATGGCGACGAGCGCATCGTTGTAGAACCTCCCGAGTGCATAGATCTGCCGGACATATTCCGGCTCGGAATATTTCTGCCGGAGCTTGGCAGCGATCCTCCCCGTCACGTTGTCGATGACGATCGCCGTGAAGTAGTCCGAGCCCTCGCCCGCCGTGTCGCCGCCGAGCACATACGGAACGCCCTCCTCTGGCAGCTCGTAGAGCGTGATCGCGCCGGTCTCGCTCTCCGTCCACTCGCCGCCTGTAAACTCTCCACGCCCGGCAGGGGATGGCAGCCGTTCCAGTCGGAGAACGATCTGCTCGTTGTCGAATACACCCGTGCCGCTGTGGAGAAACGCCTCGCCGGGAGAGGCGGGATACTCCTGCCGGAACATGTCCAGGCTCCCGCCGCAGTTGTTCGCAATGCACCAGCGCCGCCATTGCAGCTGCTCATCCGTCAGCCGGTAGGCGTCCCGCAGCTCCCGCTCCTCCGGCGTCCATTCCGTCCCCGGCACTACCGGCATCGAGTAATCCGGGTTTTCAAACCACGCGAAGAACACCGGCTCAAAGTCATTCTCCCCCGCAACGGCGGCGTCCCAGCGCTCCTTGAAGTCCTCAAAGCCGTTCGCCGTGCTCTCGATGACGACCATCGTGCCCGGCAGACTCGGCACGGCCTGTAAAATGCCGGCAAGCGTGGAGGCTTTCCCGTCTGCGCCGTCCGGCCAGAAGGCGTACTCCGAAAGATGCACGCATTGCAGCGTGTCGCTTCGGCCGATGCCGCGCCCGCCCGCCGTGGCGCAGCGGATCCGGGAGCGCAGCCCCGGCCTCGCCTCCCGCTCGCTGCGGAGCTTCGACGGGTTCTCGAATACCAGCTCCTGCGCGTTCGAGGCGCGCAGCATCGGCTTCACCGGTGCGGGCAGCTCGTCGTAGAACAGCTTGCTCATCCGAAAAAGGTTCGCCGTCGCGTCCTCTCGGTGCGCAACGATCAGCGCGTTTACGTTTTTTCGCGTCGCGCAGGCGTGGAAGATGAGGCCCTCCGTCAGCGTGGAAAAGCCGAGCTGCCGGGCCTTGAGAATGATGAGCCGCACGGGCTTCCCCGCGTCCTGCTGCCGCTTCGCCACGGCGTAGAGCTTTCGCTGCGCGTCGTTCAGCCGGAACGGCACGACCGTCCCGCTCTTCGTCTTGATCTTCAGGCAATTCTCGATGTAGTCCATAGCTATGCACGGGTTCACAGCTTCGATCCCTCCTGCCTTGCGAGCCAGTCCTCAATGCTCTCGGCGGCGCTCTGCTCGCCCTCGGCAAAGTCCATGTGCTCTGCAAGCTCATGCAGCGCTCGTATCGCGCCGTTCGCGTCAAACTCCCAGAATCCGTTCGGCTCCTTCTGCCGCGTCTCCGGGTTCCATTCCAGCACCGGCGTCTTCTGCGTGCACCGCTCCACGATCTCCACCAGCCGCCGCCCGATCCACGCCTTCGATATGCCCATCTCGTCAAAGAGCTTCTTCTCCAGTTCCCGCCGGTACTCAATGACGCCCGGCATTTTGAGCGTCTTCGAGGCCGTCGAGGCCGCGCTCTTCGCGCTGTACCCCGCGGCGATGGCGGCGTCCGTAGCGTCGCCGCTCCGGAGATACTCCTGCACGAACTTCTTCTGCCGCGGTGTTATATCTCTTGCCACGTCTCTCCCTCCTCACATCGGCCAGTACGCCGCGTAGAAATTCCGTCGCAATTCGTAGATTCGGCCCACCGGCACGCTCGTCTCGCGGCTCGCCGTCTCCGGCGATTTGTTTTTCAACAGCACGGCGATGAGGGCACGCCCCTCAGCCTGCCCTGTCGCTGTACTCTCTATCGTTTTCCGGATCTCGTCCTGCGCCGGCGGCGGCAGATTCCGGTACGCCTCCAGAAAGGCGTGAACTATGCGCTGCTGCCATACCGCTCCGCAGCCCTTCATCGGCCGGAATTTCAATTCTTCGCCTCCTTTTTAGCCTCCCTTGTGCAAAGGGAGGTGGCGGCATCGCCGCCTTCCTCCCCCTTGCCTCCCCTAACAGGGGAGGTGGCAGCCGGAGGCTGACGGAGGGGTTTTCCGCCGACATTTGTTTTATCAGAACGCGCAGAGACGCGCGCGCCGTTGCCTTTTCTTTCCTTCTCCGGTCGAATATAGCGGACATACTCCGAGGTAAACCCGCTCTCGTAATCCCGTGTTTTATGCTGCTCACAGATGATCGCGTCTTTCGGGAGTTCGATCTTGCTGTTGATGTACACCGGCACCGGTTCCGTATAGACAGGCTTTTCTAACCCGCGGCTCGTGTGGTATTTCTTTTTCCCCGGTACGCCCTTGGCGTTTCGTATCATATACTCTGCAATCTTGACATGATCCTTCCGTCCGTCAAGACGGCGGTACGTCACCGCCTCCTGTGGCCAGAGAGCGCAGACGAGCTCATAGTCCGCCGCCGGCATGACGAGATGAAAATGTGGCCGGGCATCGTTTCCGTCCTCATCTTTCCGGCCTTGGGAGTAAACGAACTTGATGTTCGCCCCTTGTTCCTTCCGATACGACTCGCGGAGCTTTCGGAGGAACCGGTCGAACGCCGTTTGAGCGGTCTCCCAGTTTATTTCTTCCTTCCCCGGAAAAGTAAGGGTGAGCCACAGATCCCCCATCCGGAAATTGCAGTTGAGCACTCGGGTGAGTTTCTTTATGGCGTCCGTCTCGTTGCGTTTGATTTTTTCAATACTCGACTTTTTCGCCTTTGTTCCCCGCCGAACGCGCTGGCCGCCTCTCTTTGTCGGCATCCAGCCGCGGCGGATCTCCGTCACCGGTCCCGAAATGATCTTGTACTCCATGTAAGCCGTCACTCCTTTTATCCTCCGTCCTAAAGATAGCCTTTTAACAGGTCCGCAAAAATTCGCGCACGCGCACGCGAATTATATAAAGTATCGCCGTTCTTTTCTCCTGCCTCCCTCCCCGAGGGAGGTGTCAGCCAAAGGCTGACGGAGGGAGTCTTTCCGCCCTCATTTCCGCCGCCGCGCCCCGGCAGCAGAAATCAAAGCAAAAAACACAGAAAAATTTTGATTTTCCTCTTGACTTACCACCAATTCGGTGGTATTATAATAATCGTAAGGAACAGAAAAAACAGAGGGGCAGCGCCCCGGAAAGGATCAAAAAATGAAATTTGAAATCATCGACAACCGCGTGCTCGACCTCACCGGCAAGGGTTACAAATGGAGCGACACACCGTTGCAGTACGACAAAACCGTCCTTGACGACATCCGCCTCACCCGCGGCGAGAATTACGCCGACGCCCTGAGCGACGATCTCTTCGACGGTTACTCCCCGATCTGCCGCGGCGACGACGGCGAGCTGTACTCCGTGCTTTTCGACTTCGGCGGCGACGCTCCGCGCCCGGTGTTCTGGTCCAGGGTGGAGGCAGCCAATGAGTGAGATCAAGGCGCTGCGTGAGTCAACAGGGCTCACGCAGCGTGCCTTTGCCGAGCTGCTCGGAATCCCGAAACGGAGCATCGAAAACTGGGAGAGCGAGGTCTCCAAGCCGCCGGAATACCTTGTGCGGCTGATCGCTTTTTTCCTCTCACACAAGGATGATGCACAATGCGGTTAATACGCATCAAGAAATAATGTGCCCCCGCCGGTCTCCCGGCGGGCTTTTTTTCGCATTTCAGATGGTGTAGCAGATGTTCTCGGCGTGCTTATAGGCGTCCAGATAGATCTCGTTCTTCGCCTTGTTGAATGTGACTTCGTAGTACATGCCGTCTTCAACTGTCGTCGAAAGCAGTGCCTTCATGTTTCCGAGGATGTAGGCGTTCCACACAACGTACACCTCAAACACCGGTGCGTCGGGCGTGTTGTATTCGGTATACTCCCGCACGAGTTTCTTTGCCTTTTCCGTAAATTCCGTGTTGCCCATGTCCTTCTTTTCCTCCTTCCTTTGAAAATAGTTCATCGGCGTACCCGGATAGCAGAAACAGCATGGCTTATTACCCATAGCGCTCGGCGGCCAATGTACGCACTCTTCGCACCTCATTCGCAGAGCATCCAGTCTTCCGCCAGCATGTCCGCCTGACTCGCCAGCCAGCCGATCTGCTCTCCCCGCGTCCCGCAGAACACGATGGCCTTGCTGCCTATGTCCTCATGGTACGCATTGCGCGGCTGCGCGTCCGTGGCGCTGTAGTAACGGATGTCTATCGCCAATTCGATGTGCTGATCTCGTCCGTTCCACCCGGCCCGGCGTACTTTCATCCCGCGTTTGACGTACTTTATCGCCTCACTGAACGAAAATCTTGCCTCTCCGCCGAGCTCCGGGCAGTTTTCAATCCCGGCAATCACCCACTCGTCCGACAGGACGTTCAGCAGCGTATATTCCACGACCTGCGTCTCGCGGATGTCCATTTCCTTTCCTTCTTTGGTGTGCATGATAATGGTCCGCTTCTCGGCATCCCATCGCCAGAAGCCGCCCCACGACGGCAGCTTCACCGCCTCCCCGTGTTTCATTGCCTCGAGTGCATTTTTGAAATCCATGTTTTTATCCTCCTTGTTTTTTATTCCTCCGGCGCGTCCCAATCGCACCAGCTCATAACCTCCAGATGCCGCCACTTTCGGAGCGTCGCCTCGCTGTCCGTGTCCTCTCTCGGGCGATAGCCGCGGCGGTACAGCCGTTCGCCGGTGTCGCCGTCCTCCTGCCGGACGATCCCGTTCGGCGTGATCGCATACCGGCGCACGTCCAGATTTGCCCCGCGCGGCACCACGCCGACGATCTCGCCGTTTCTCTTCTGCATCAGGAAGTTCAGCCCCATCCGCAGCCCGGTCGGACGGATCTCCTCAGTGTACGTTTCTCCGGCGTAGCCGCAGATCTCCTCGCCGACCGTCTCCGGCAGCTCCGGCTGCACGAGATAGCCGCCCTTGTTGCGCACGATCCGCACCGTGTCGTTCTCCGGGATGTAGCCAAGCATCTCCACCAGCGCGCCGAGCGTCCCGCGCAGCCGCTCCCGCAGGCCGTCCATCGGCACGACCGCCATCCACTCATATCCGAGCGCCGTGAGCGTCTCGCCGTTGCAGTAGAGCGTCAGCCCGTGCTTCGTCTCCGCCCTGAGCGCCCGCTCCAGCGCTGCATCTTCAAACGCCATATGTATTTACCTCCCTTTTCATGTTTTATTTATTGTTGGATTCTTCAAAATGGTGTTTTGTAACAGCGATTGGAAATTCATCAATCTCCGAAGCCCATACCGCCGTTCCTTTTCCGTGGATGCTTTCCCAGCAGAGTGGGAAGCCGCCGATCCCATCAAACAGGCTGCCAAGCGTCGCGCCCTCCGGAAGATACGCCGCCATTCTCCCGAACATCCAGCGCCAGAACGGGAGCGCGATAGAGTTTCCGAGCGCTTTGTACTTCGGCGCGTCCGCTTCCTTGTGTACGCGGCCTTTCTCGTCTGTCCAGTCGCCGATGTCCACCCATCCGTCCGGATACCCTTGAAGCCGTGTACATTCCAATGGGGTAAGCCGACGAACGACCATTCGCTCCATAACGTGCTGTTGTGTCCCGCCGCTCGCATGGGCTTTTAACGTGCCGAATTGGTCTATGTAAGCGTTTTTCTCTTCGTCGATGCTAATCACGAGATCAGATGCGCTTTGAAACCGTAAAATTGCCTGGGCGTCGTGCATGGTATTCAGCGTCTGCGCAACTTCTTCGGCCATACTGGCGGCTTCCGCTGCTTGTCCGTTGCCAATCCCATACGTCAGCGGGATCTGATTCCCGCCGGTTCCCATTCTCGCTTGCAATGATGGGGATATGCCGCCGCAATCCCGGATAACGTCACATGCGTGTGACATGTCCAGCACCGTGGCGGCGCAAACCGCCGGTCGGTCAATCGTATTGAGGGTGTAGCTTATATTCTCTTTCCATCCCTTGCCATTGCATCCGGCGGTATCGGCCCGGTCTATTCCGTTGCCCTGTAAGCAAAAGATTGGAGCTCCAGAACAGTTTTCAGCTCCTCCGGCAGTTTCTTCCCGCGCCGTTCCGCCCTCCGGAGAATCCCGGCGCACGCCTTCGGCGTCAGGTTGTACTTCGGGTCGGGACGCTCTTCCAGAATCTGCGACAACTTCGCGGGCACCGGAATCTTCGGCTCCTCCGAAACGTTCAAAGAGGATGTCCCCTGCGGTGAATCCGTTAAAATCGACCACCATGCTGATACGCCGTCTGCGCTGGGGAACTCCCCAGTATTGTGCGTCGTGCGTTCTCCATGCGACGCTCCATCCGTCGCCGAGCATTCCTCCGGCTTTCGTCCACTTCTGCTTGCCCGGCAGTCGAGGAAGAGAAAACCCCGGTTCTGCGATGCGTACAACTTCTTCCAGCACCGCTCCGAAATCTCCGAATCCGTCCTTGAAGTTGCTGCTGAACGCTCCGGGCACATTTTCCCAGACCATATACCGAGGTCGAACAAGTTCACCTGTCCGTCCAATGCTTCTGTCATGCTCTCTCATCTCCTTGACGATTCGTATCTGTTCCATGTACAAGCCGGAACGAGCGCCGGCAAGACCCGCACGTTTCCCGGCGATGCTCAAGTCCTGGCAAGGACTCCCGCCGGTGATGCACCAGACGGGCTCAACTTCTGCGCCATTGATCTTTGTGATGTCTCCTAAATGCTTCAAGGTCTTTTTCTCCGGCCTGCCATCTTCAGGCATGGGCGGCCATCCCCATACGACGGGCTTTCCGCCCGTTTCGGCTAAAAGATATACCCCAGCACCGCGAGCAGCGCCGCCGCAGCGGCACACGCCCCGCACGCCCACAAAGCCCGCTCCTTCATTCCTCGATCACCTCAAGGCCGTAGGCTACCGCCGCGTCATGCTCAATGCGGCAGCCCCGTGCATCCTGCCACCCTCGGCAGAAGTAGACAGCGTGGCAAAAGCTCATCTTTTCCAATGACTTTGCAAGGAAGTGAAGAGAGATTTGGACAACGCCCTGCCCTTCCAATCTCTCCTTGCCGTCCCATGCGCCTGTAAAAAATGTGTTCACGACGTAATATTCTCGTCGTTCCAGCTCGGCAATGGCCCTGTTGCGTTCGTTGTCAATTTCCCATGTTGATCTCCCCGCCATAGGTTGGGAAATCATCGCCAGCTTTTTCATCTCAGCTCCTCCTTCATCTCCACGATCCGCTCCGCAAGCCTCACGCACTTCGTCTGTCCGGGGCAGGCCGTAAACGGACACGCCCGGCAAAGCTCATACACCGCCCGCACCCACAGATCATGCTCCATCCGGTTCATTTGCATCTGTCCGGTACTCCTTCCACTTGCAAAATGGACACAGCCCATCACCCCACATGAAGCACATTTCGCACACGTCTTTCAGCAGCTTGTCAAAAAGTTCTCGCGGAACGGCGTCAACGGTCGGCTCAGCATTTATGATTTGCCGCATCCATATCTTGTTGGCATAAGACAAAGCAATGTTGTGTTCGTCCGAAAAATGGTTCTTTATCAATGCGTCAGCAGAAATCAGTCGGCCCATTGATTTCCTTCTATCGTTTTGTTCTTCCCCTTCGGCAATCCGCTGCCCCTGTTGTACAGGCGCAACGTCGGCGGCAGGAATCCCTTCAACAAAGCACTTCAATGCGACAATTTCAGGCTTCCATATCGTATCCATGCAAGCGTCCAGATGGTTAATCACCGTATCGCGCTTTATGTATTCATCCATTCCCGCACCTCCTGTTCCACCGTCTCTCGATTTCAAGCCTTTCATGCTCCATCCGGTTCATCTGCATCGTTTTTTCTTTCCCCATATCTGCAAAAATCATCGGAAAACACATTTCTTCTATTGCACGGTGACTTTTTATTGTGGCAAGTTCGCGTTCCTGCCTTCCCATATATCTGCGTTTGCATGCTGGGTAGTGTGCTGTATTTACAATCTCCACACCGCACCACCGTCACAACGTCTCCAGCGTCCTCTTCGAGCATCCGCAGCCAGTCACAGTCTGCCGGTTCGCAGGGTTCATCCGAGTGGAGCTCATTGCAGAGATCGCAGATGATTGTCCGCGCTGTTTTAATTTTTGCATACTCAGACATTCCCGCACCTCCTGTTCCACCGTCTCTCGATTTCAAGCCTTGCCTGCCGCACGGGGTCCTTCGTCCACGGCGGCGCCGGATACAGCGTGTGCATCTCCGCGCCGCAGTGCGGGTTCCCACAGCGGATCGTGGCGATGTAGGTCCCCATCGGATGCCCCTTCGCCGGTGCTATGGAGCGCCGCGCCTCCGCGCCGCAGAACGGGCAAGCCTTCATCCGTGCCGCCCGCCTCTCTGGAGGATCGCCGCGTCCGGCAGGCGCATCCACCGGCAGATGTCGGCGGCGAAGGAGGCGTAGCCGTAGAGCGCGAACAGCGCCTCGATGATCCCGAACCCGCGTCCGTAGCGCCACACGAAGTAGATCACCGCCGCCAGAAGCGCCATCACCATCGTCGTGACAAACATTGCCTTGCTCCTGCTCATTTCGTTTTCCTCTCTCTCTTCTTGTTCGGGCAGAAATGGAACTTGTGCGCCGCCCCGCACATTTCGTCCTCCTCGCACTCGATCACCGGCAGCGGCGTGCCGCTGTTGGTGTAGAGCGTCACCATGTCGTGGCTGCTCTCCGCCGCTCGGCGGAAGCGGTACGGCGTCAGCGACGCCTCCACGCACAAAAGCCCCCGCGGCCCCGGCACGAACAAAACCGGCCGCCCGCAGTACTTGCACTTCGTCTCCTTCGGAATCATTGAATTTCTCCTTTCTTTCTAAGGCTCCCGCCCACGCTCTTGCCTCCCCTAACAGGGGAGGTGTCAGCGCAGCTGACGGAGGGGTTCGGCTCCCTTGTGCAAAGGGAGCTGTCGGCGCAGCCGACTGAGGGATTGTCGTCCCCGCCGCAGCGCTCGTCCTTCCTGCACCACTCCGGCGTCCTCACGCTGTCCGGATGCGGATTCCCGTCCCGTACAACGTGCAGCACCCGCCCGAACCTGTCGCCGTTCCCGGTGTATAGGCAGCGCACCGCCTGCTTCCCCTGCGGCCACTGGTCCAGCGCGATGTGCGGACATCCCCTGCACGTTTTCATTCCTTCGCCCTCTCTTTCTGCGTCGGGAGTCCCATCCCGTTTCGCGCCCGCCATGCGGACATCGTCGAAACGCCGAGCTCCTTCGCAATGTGCGGATCGTCCATCCCGGCCTCCCACAGCTCCTTCAGCCGCACTCGGTCGATCTCCTGCCGGTATCTCGGCGGGAGTCCCGCGCCGTGCCGCCACTTTTGCACCGTGTCCGGGTTGCATCCGATTATGCGCGCAATCTCCCGGTCGTTCTTGCCCTCATCCCAGAGTGCCCGGAACTGCGCCCAGTCGTAAAGCCGCCCCGCTCGCTGCTTCGGTTCCCTCCTCGGAGAGCTCCCGCGCAGCACGACCGGCTGCGCCCGTACCCGCGGCGCCGTCCCCGGCTTATAGAGGCCGCATTTCCTCGTGATGTCGGCCTCGCCCCGGCTCGTCTTGGTCTCGCCGGTGATAAAGAAGTAGTTGCAGCTCCCGTCAGACCCGCTCACATTGCCGGAATGATACCTGCACTGCGTGCGGTAGCATATGTATTCGTCTTTCAAAACGGCAGCACCGCCCCTTCCTCCACGAGCTGAAAGGCACTCTCGTTGTCCCAGCTGTCGTCCGGGTGCTCGATCCCCCAGATCTGCGCCTTGTCGAGATAGTTCTTCCCGAAGTGCGCGATGAATTCCTCGCGGCTCCAGTTCTGCTCGGTCATCGCCTTGTGCTGGCCGTACTGGTGCAGCAGCTCCGCGGTCTTGCCGGAGCGGTGCGCGCTGTCCGCGTCGATCCGGTGGCACCACGGGCACAGGTGCACCGTGAGGCCGTACTTCGTGGAAGCAGGCCGCCGGGCCCCGCCGAAAATGTGGTGCTCCTCCAGCTGCTCATAATTCCCGCACAGAAAACAAATGCCTTTCATCGTTCTTAGTCCTTTCTGATTTAAGGCTCCCTTGTGCAAAGGGAGCTGTCAGCCGTCAGGCTGACTGGGGGATTGCCCCCCCTATTTCGTCGCTTCCAAAATCCGCGCCGCCAGATCGTCCACGCGCCACTTCTTCTTTGTGCCGCGCTGGAAGCACGGCAGCCCGTCCAGAAACTCCGCGACGATCCTCCGGTTTTCGATTCCGAGATACCGACCGATCTGCGTCATGTCGGCGTATCGCGCGCCGCCCGTGCAGTGCTCCGTGAGATCCGCCTCGATCTTCCTCTGCTCCGCCGGAACGGCCAGCCGTACTCTCGGCATTTACCCCGCCTCCTTCTCGTCCTTTTGCTTGCTCTGCATATACTCAACAGCCAGAGCCGCGCCGTCGATCTGCTGCACAAACTTCTCCTGCAGCTCCGGCGGCAGCGCGCACACCTTCTCTGCCAGCGCCTTTTCCTTTTCGCTCATGTCCTCACCTCCTTACATGCACACCAGCAGCACCGCCGCTACCGCCGCGGCTGCTGCCGCTATTGCCCAGACGAGAAGGACGATCTCCTTCTCCAGCGCCGCCGCGCGCTTCTCCAGCGCGTCCGTGCGCCGTTTCAGCTCCTCTATCTCCGGGTTCTGAAGCAGCCGCATCGAAATTCCCAGCGCCGAATTTTCCTCGCCCATTTGCATTGCCTCCTACCTCTTGTTTTTTCCCCGCCGTTTCTGATATAGTGAAATATTCAGAAAAGGAGGTATGTTTTATGTCTCAGCTCATCGGTTCTGTCGCATCTTCTGGCCCCGTCGTAGATCCTCGCATTGCAGACAAGATCATTCTTCGCACAACCGCTCCGCTCCCGGATGTGATAAGCTGCGCTCTGTACGATGTTTTCCGCGCCGTTGCCGATCAGTTGGAAAAAGAGAACCGGATCATCGGAAGTTTGCCGGTTCATTGCTTTTTTCTCGGCGAAGAGTCGTTTACAATTTCGCTTGACAGTCCGGAACGCGCTATATGCTTTCGCCTGGCGATTTACCCGCTCCCGAACCTCGCTCCGCTTATCGGTACGGATTTTCTGTACACCGTCCTCGCCGAGGAGCTTTGTCATCTCATCTGGGACATTTCCGACGAGGCTCTCGTCAACTTCAAGGTTCTTGAGGTGCTTCGTAATCTTCATCCGCAACTTTCTCTTGCAGACCTATACTCGGAATCATCTGTCGAAGAAAGCGTTCAGTACGCTCATCGGCATCCAGAGCTTCCGCTATCAGATTTGCTGCCTTCGGATTGAGCTTGTCTTTTCTCACCCCGCTCACCTCCCAACATAAGGATTTGATATAATGAATAAACCAGAGAAAAACGATCACTTCCTACCTCTTGTTTTTTTCCCGCCGTTTCTGATATAGTGTCTTTGGTGGTGATAGATATATGAAAAAGCTCCTCTGCTTCTTCCTCGTGATCCTTGTCCTCGTGTCCCCGGCGCTGGCCGCGGACGGCTCCACGCTCGTGTACACCACGCGCACTGGCGAGTGTTACCATCGGTACTCGTGCTCGTCTCTCAGCAAGAGCTGCTATGAGACGACGCTCTCTCAGGCCGTCGCCGACGGCTACCGTCCCTGCGGCCGCTGCCACCCTCCGACGCTGGATTCCGGCTCGTCGGGTGACGATTCCTCAAAATCTGCATTAGACCGTTATTTCGAGGAGAGAGGCTACGGCTCGACGCATTCCTCCGGCAGCTCGTCCGGCTCGTCATCGGCAAAGCCCTCGCTTTCCGACCGCATTGCAGCGAACAACTCCTCCGGCAGCTCGTCCGGCTCGTCGTACTCCGGCTACTCCTCGGGCAGCTCGTCGTACCGCTCTTACGTCCCTACGCACACGCCAGAGGAAATCAAAAGAGAGAAAACGATCGATCTTATCGAAGGCATACTCGTCATCGTCTTTGTTTACCCTCCACTATCGTTCATTTCGTGGGGATTGATTATTGAAGGTGCAAAGAAGATCTTCAAAAAGGAGAAATAGCCGTCGCACATCGCTTTGCGATCTCCGCTTATCGGTCTGCGTTAAATATATATCGCAAGCCGATATTTGTCAAGCCCCATTTTATCGGTTTGCGATATTTTATATTGACTTTTTCATTTTTCGCTGATATATTGTCCTCGAAAGGAGGTGCTGCCTATGTCCGTTGGCAGCCGCATCAAGGAGGTTCGTGATTTTTACGGCCTCACGCAGCAGAAGTTCGCCGAACGCACCAAAACCAAGCAGAGCACCGTAGCCACTTATGAATCCGGTCGAAACGCCCCGTCCGATGCGGTGATCTCGCTGATCTGCCGCGAATTCAATGTGCGGGAAGCCTGGCTCCGCGATGGCACCGGCGAGATGCTCGAGGTAAAGCCCCGTGCCGAGGAGCTCGGCGAGCTTGTCCGTAAGCTCCTGGCCGACCGGCCGGAGTCCTTCCGCTCCCGCCTCATCACCAGTCTCCTGCGCTTTGAGCCCGATTCCCCCGAATGGCAGATCCTTGAGAACATCTATAATTCCATCGCAGCCGAAAAAGAGAGCAGGGAATAACTCCCCGCTCTCTTTTTTGTGTTGACAACGTGTATATTATGTAATACAATGTATATACAAATAATGAAAGGAGCTGATAGTATGGCAACCGCAGTTATGAATATCCGTATGGACAGCGAGCTCAAGAAGCAGTTCGAGGCGTTCTGCGCCGACATGGGGCTTTCCGTCACCGCCGCCGTCACCGTCTTTGCGAAAAAAGCCGTCCGCGAATACCGCATCCCCTTTGAGATCGGCGCGGAGATCCCGAACGCCGAAACGAGAAAGGCGATCGAGGACGCCGAGGCCGGCATCGGCTTGAGCGGCCCGTTCCATTCCGTCGCGGATCTGATGGAGGCGCTCAATGCTGACGATTAAGTTTCAGGCAGCCTTCCGCCGGGACTATAAGCGCATCGTCCGCCGCGGCTATGACGTGCGCCTGTTGGAAAACGTTGTGCAGCTTCTCGCCGAGGAAAAGCCGCTCCCGGAAAAGAACCGCGACCACGCGCTCTCCGGCGACTATATCGGCTGCCGCGAGTGCCACATCACGCCGGACTGGCTGCTGATCTACGAGATATCTCATGGCGAGCTGACGCTCTGCCTCACCCGTACCGGCACACACAGCGATTTGTTTGACTGACAGAAGGAACCCGTCGGAATTTCCGACGGGTTCTCTCTTTACCTTTTTCGTTACCTCACGAAGATGGTCTTGTAGGGGAGGGGCTCTGCTCCTCCCGTCGCTACATCATCCCCAGCACGAAGAAGTACACTCTCCGCAGCTGCCCTATGTCCATCCTCCGCAGCATCCGCACGATCTCTCTGATCTTCGTCTCTTCCATTTCTTTCCCCCTTGTCATTTTGTTACATTTCCGGTTATTCTCTTGTATATTCTTACAAATTTATATATTTTCCATGCCGTTCTGCCGCGGATGGTGGTATAGTGTAGGCGAACGCCCTGGGTAGCCGTGCCACAGGCCATCCCCGGACGTCTGCCGCAGGGCGTCCCGCTCGCCCTGCTGTGACTGTATCGTAACAGACCGGTGCAAGATCCGAAACCGAACGCTTTGCGGGCGAGCCGGAGTTCAGCTTTTTCGACACGAATATATCCCGCTCACCTCGAAAATAACGAAAGGACGGAGAACATGAACGAAATGGACGCGTTGAAAAACCGCTGGAGAGAGGCGAAGAGCACGCGCACCTTCCCGGACATTGCCGAAGCCGCCGATCTGTCGCCGAGCACCGTGGAGTACGCCTTTTCCCCGAAATCCACGAACCCCTGCATTGATACGGTCGTGCGCATCTCCCGGGAGCTGCACGTCTCGCTCGACGATACCTTCGGCATCCTCTCGCCGAGCAATCGTTCGGAGACGGAGCTTGCCCGGCAGGACGCCTCCCACTGGAAGGCGCGGTATGAAGCAGCCGTCCGGGATATCGAATATCTCCGCACCGTCATTCTGATGCTCGGCGTGTTCTTCTTTGTCGTTGTCATCTGGTGTGTTGCGCTGGATCTTCGGTGCGCGGATATCGGCTTCTTCCGCGGCGAGTGGAGCTTCGGCGCCGTGTTCTCAATTGTCTGTATTTCGATCACCGCGCTTTTGGTCGTCCTCGTCATCATCCGTGTATACCGCCGCCACCGGCAGCGCAAAGGAGAAAATGAATGAAGTGCTGCAACTGCTCCCGCGAGATCCCGGAAAACTCGCTGTACTGCAACTGGTGCGGAAAGAAGCAGCTCCGCGAAAAGGAAAAGAAGCTCAAGATCCCCGCTCCCCGGCAGCTCCCCTCCGGCAACTGGACGGTGCAGCTCCGCCGCGAGGGCGTGAACGTCACCGAGCCCACGGAGGAAGCATGCCGCACTAAAGCCCTCGCCATCCGCGCCGGGTTCATTGAGCAGGAGAGCAAGCTCCCCCGCCAGACGTTGGGTGAGCTGTTAGACAAATACATCGAGCGTCGGCTCGTCCGCTCTCCCTCCACGCTTCGCGGCTACTATGGTATCCGCCGAAATGCGTTCCCAGCTTATATGGACAAAGATATCCGCTCCATCAACTGGCCGCAGGCTATCGATGCCGAATCAAAGCGCGTAGCAAAAAAGACGCTGCACAATGAGATAAGCCTCGTTGCCGCAGCGTTCAAAGAATTCAAGATTCCCTTTGATCCGGTGGACATCGGCGCGATACCGAAAACGGTTACTCCGTGGCTCGATTATGACCAGATCCTCGTCTTTGTCGATCTCATCCGCGGCACCCCTGTCGAACTTCCCGCTCTGCTCGCTCTCCATTCCCTTCGCCGCTCGGAGATCTTCGCCTTGCGCATGGAGGACATAGACCGCAAGTCCGAGACGATCCGCGTTTCCGGCTCCACGGTCTACGCCGACGATGGCTCATGGATCCACCGCGAGGAGAACAAGTCTGCCCTCTCGCAGCGCGTTGTCCCCATCGTGATTCCCCGCCTGCTGGAGCTGCTCCAAGATCATACCGGAGGTATGTGTCCATGCAATGATAACACCCGTCGTCGGATCAACCGCATCTGCGCTGCACACGATCTCCCAGAGGTCGGCTTCCAAGGGCTCCGCAGCAGCTTTGCTTCCCTCGCCTACCATCTCGGTTGGCCGGAAGAGGAGACCATGCGCGTCGGCGGGTGGAGCAACTGGAAAACAGTTCACGATCATTATCTCCGTCTTTCAGAAAAAGACCTTTCACGCTCTGCCAAGAAGATGCGCAAGTTCTACTCCGCCTCCGTTAGTAAATCCGTTAGTAAAAAAGTGTCAAAAAACGCCTAAAAACGCACATCCGCGCTCCCACAGCGTTCTTATTTTTTTGTTCCAAAAATCCAAAAAACCATTGAAAACGCTCGTTTTTCTTGCTTCTTCAATAGTTTTCCCAAACTTCTAATCGTGGGTTCAAATCCCGTCTGGCGTACCAAAAAGGATTCCCTGCCCTATGGGGCAGGGAATCCTTTTTGGTATATGCCTTTCTTGACGGGATTTGAACCGAGGGGAAAGCGGTCTGCCGCTGCCGGGGGCAGAAGAAGGCAGAACGGTTTCTCCGCAGTCGCAGCTTTTGCGGCATCAACGCGTGCGTGATGCTGCAAAAGCTATCCGCGGCAAGGTCGACTCGAGGCGGCTCGCCCGCGAGAAATCCCGTCTGGCGTCCTCTTCGCTCGTTTTGGTGTTCCGGTTTTCTACCTCCACGCTCGCCCTGCCGTTTCCGTCAATCTTGTACGAAGCGTACTCCTCCGTTTGACGTTGAATCGCTCTCCGTTTTTCGGCTTTCTGCTCATCGTTCAGAAAGGCGTCCGGTGCATACTTCAGAAATCGTCCGTCTCCTGCCTTGACACTCCGGAAGATATCCTGTATGCTGATGTTGGAATCCGATAGCAGAGAAGTGGCCGCGGCGCTTTCGCCGGCTTGGAGCTTTTTTACGACGTCGGATTCCTTTATTTTTGTCATTGCAACCGTCATATAAAGTCCGCCGTACTCGCTCTGATGCTGCGCACTTACGCCTGCATTCGCGTTGGAGAATCGGAACGGAAATTCGATCTGCCTGTTTTTCAGATTGACCTGATGCAGCCCCAGCTTCTTCGCAATGGCTCGGATGGCCTTTTTCGCCTGCGCCATTTGCGCAGCGCTGAGGCCATCGTAGATCGCCGCTGTATCCGTATCTCCGAGTTTGTCATACTCAACGCTCGCCGGGCGGATCGTCCGGTCTTTTAGAATTTCGTACCGCGCTTCCTCGCTCAATACCGAGATACTGCCGTCCGCAAACACGGTATCCGCGCCGTCCAGCTCTGTTGCCGTGCGGTTGTTGATCTCGGGTACCTCCACACTCGCTTTGCCGGAAGATTATTCTTGACTATTCCCCTCCGTCTGGCGTATAGTAGCTGTAGAAGAAGGTTTTGCGTTGATATTGCTCTCGTATTGGACTTGAGTAATGCCTTGCGCAGGACCTTCTTCTTTGCTGTATACCAGCCGCCCCTCGCTTTTCGCTTTCTCAAGATACGCATCTCCACGGCGTTTTCCGTAAATGGAGGTAACTATATTCGCTCGTATGAATTCCTGCGCGTGCTGGGCATTCGAGTCCAGTTGCACTATGGCCAATCCTCGATTGCCTTTGTAGTCCACAAAGTCAAGGAACAGTTCGATTTTCCCGTCCCTTTTCGACTTCATTACCGCATCCGGTTTCCCGATATTCTCCATCGCGCTTTTCATGCCCTCGATGCCAAGATTGTGGTAGTTGATATCTTGTCCCTGATATCTCCCATTCTCGCGGCTTTCCATAGCCAGGTAGGCGTCCCGGTAGCTCATGATGACCGGCAAGTTTTTCACTTCTACGCCCGCTTTTTCCATCGCGGTTCGGAAGCTGTCAGTAAACCGGCCAAAATACAGATGTCGCTGATCGAACGGTTCTGCCGAGTCCATGATATCGTGGAGAAGTTCGTCCTGTGTTTTCCCCTCCGGGTTGAATCGCGCCGCATCGTTGGAAACATACGCCATTGACGCGCCGCTTCCATCCGCAAACACGGTATCCGCGTCGCCCAGCTTGGGCGGCGTATTTTTTCGCTCTTCGGCGCTCATCCGGCGGCGGGCAGCGGTGTCTCTCGCCCTGCCGGAAGATTTTTCTTGACTATTCCCCTCCGTCTGGCGTATAGTAACCGTAGAAGAAGGCTTTCCCCTACGAGCGCCAGTTTCGTCAACGGAATTGGAAGAGCCATTAAAACTGGGAGGGCTTCTTCTTTCTATTTTCCCCACATTCTCCGCACTCGCCCTGCCGGAAGATTTTTCTTGACCATTCCCCTACGTCTGGCGTATAGTAGCCGTAGAAGAGGATTTCCCCTGTTGAGCGCCGGTTTCGGTAACGGAACCGGAAGAGCCGTGCTTTATGGCGGGGGAGCCTCTTCTCTTCATATCCCCCACATTGTACACAACCACACCATTATCCCCGTCTGCGATAGACAGCGAAAGTTATGACAAATCTTTTATCCTTTTATTGCTTTAAATCGATCTGCGTGGTATGATACTGACATTCTACATACTACCAAGAGAGTTGGAAAGAAAATGAAGAGAGAAAACTTCAATTCGCGCATCGGGTTCATTCTTGTGAGCGCCGGGTGCGCCATCGGCATCGGAAACGTATGGAAGTTCCCGTATCTGGCCGGCCAGAACGGCGGCGGGTATTTCGTCCTCTTTTATCTGCTGTTCCTCATCATTATGGGCATTCCCGTGATGACGATGGAGCTGGCCGTCGGCCGCGCGAGCCGGAAGAGCGCCGTTCTCGGCTACAAAGCTCTTGAGCCCACCGGGAGCAAATGGCACTGGCACGGCTGGGCGTGCGTCATCGGCTGTCTGCTGCTGATGATGTACTATACCACCGTCTCCGGCTGGATGCTCGCCTACTTCTTCAAGTTCGTCTCCGGCGCGTTCACGACTGTCACAGTGGAAACGTCTGACAGCGTGTTTGCCAACATGCTCGGCAACCCCGTGGAAATGGGCATTTTCATGGCGATCACCGTGGCGGGCGGCCTGCTTGTGTGCTCCGGCGGCGTGCAGAAGGGGCTTGAAAAGGTCACGAAGATCATGATGGTGTGCCTCCTGGCGCTCATCGTCGTGCTTGCCGTGCACAGTCTGACGCTCTCCGGCGCGGCCAAGGGCATTGATTTCTATCTGCGCCCGAACATGAACACGATCCGCTCCGTCGGCATTTTCAACGTCATCACGAACGCCATGAATCAGGCGTTCTTTACGCTCAGTCTCGGCATTGCCGCCATGGAGATCTTCGGCAGCTACATGCATGACGACCACACTCTCACCGGCGAAGCGGTGCGCATCTGCGCGCTGGACACATTCGTGGCGATCATGGCCGGTCTCATCATCTTCCCCGCCTGCTTCAGCTACAATGTGGAGCTGGACCATGGCCCCGCGCTCATTTTTATGACGCTGCCCAAAATCTTCCTCGACATGCCCGGCGGCCGCGTGTGGGGCTCGCTCTTCTTCCTCTTTATGACGTTTGCGAGCTTCTCCACCGTGACGGCGGTCTTTGAAAATCTGATCGCGAGCGCATGCGACAACTGGGGCTGGAGCCGCAAAAAGTCCGTCGGCATCGTCGGCGCGGGGCTCTTTCTTGCCAGCATCCCGTGCGTTCTCGGCTACAACGTCTGGAGCGGCTTCCACCCGATGCCCGGCAAGGACATTCTCGATTTTGAGGACTTTCTCGTCAGCTCCCTGCTGCTGCCGATCGGTTCGCTTGTCTATCTGCTGTTCTGCGTGAGCAAGCGCGGCTGGGGCTTTGATAAGTATCTCGCCGAGTGCAACAAAGGCACGGGCATCAAAATGTCCCCGAAATTCAAAGTTTACTTCCGGTACATTCTGCCGATCCTTATCATTATAATTCTGGTCGTCGGGCTTGTGCCCCTGTTCCGGTAA